TTAATTTAGAACTCTCCACCCACCATAAGCATAGACATATACCTTCCCTGTTGAAGTGAAATAATACATATCACCATCTCTAAGGTCGGTTGTTGGAAGAGTTGTACCGTTACCTCTATATCTTGTGGCAGGCGAACCATTGATGAAAATATCAAGCTTGGTATTGTAATACTGAAAGTTAATTGTTTGCGCTACGCCACTAACTTGATGATAAATGCTAATTAAATCAGTTGTGCCGTTTGGTTGAATCCTTACTCTTGAAGTATTGCTTGCATCTATATATTTCTGAACAGTCAAAAAGTGCCCGTTTACATCCTTATCAATTACAACATAATCGTATGAGCCTGCAAAATCACTATTCGTAGAAAATCTTGAAGTTGTGATTTCCCCTTTGATTGTTAGAGTATTGGCTTTTGTGATATTCCAATCAAGTGAGTTGCCATCTTTTTGTCCTAAGAATAATTTTGGATTTGTATAATCATAAACTTCAAAACCTTTAGCACTCGTCCCTGTTATAAATGGAGTTGAACCTGTATTTAGAGATATTCCTAAAGTAGCAGCACCTTTTGTAAGTTTAACAGTATCAAAAGTCCACCCTGCAATTTGATTTGTATAGCCAAGTTGGAAAACTGTTTGATAACTCTCGTTAGTTCCGATCAATCCCCAATTATTAGCAGCAGAATAATATAAGGCAACCCGCTTTTGCCAATAATTACCGTAGACAGTAATAGCTCCATTTGAATTCATTACAATTCCACCCGCAGGAGAAGACGTTGGAGTTCCGCTTGTAAGTTTCCAAAGATAAAGATTATTAAAATTCCAACCTGCAATTTGTTGTACACTGTTTGTTAATCTAAAGTAGGTATCTGAACCTCTCCGATATTGTATTCCATATTCATTTGCGGAAAGGGTATTGGTATAGTCTTTTATTGCTCCAATAGAAAGCATCGAGGGAACATTTATTGCATCTTTATCCATCCATACGTGTAAACCAATATCGTTGCTCGATGCGTTTAATGCTACTTCATTTGCTTCTCCAGTTACTGGATGGGAATAAATCTTTGATATTTTTTGTGATTCAATAGTCCAACCTGCTATGTTCCCAAACGAAGCCCAAATACCACCCTTCAAATAAGCATTTGTCGCATATAAACCATAACCTGACAAAGCACCAAAATTGCTATCTGTTAGTCCTGATAATTTGCCAAGTCTAACTTTTCTTACAGCAGCAGTTGCCCAATTAGCGTAACCTGTTACACCATCATAAATATCTATATATGGACTTGCGGTATCATCGCTTGTTAAATAAACAGTCCCCTGCCTGCTGGTATTTGAGGTATTCCCGATTCTTACAAACACATCGCCTTTTTGTGGCGTATCGGTGCCGTCAAGGATTAAAAACTCGATTGTATTTCCGGTATGAGACCAAACCTTGCCAATTAAATATCTTATGATAGATGTACCATCCAAGTCAACTCTTTGCATCTTAATAATATCATTATCTGCAAATGGCAAATAACCATTCCCCTCGGGATCTTCAAATGTTATTGAGTAATCACCAGTTGTTCCTGCACCAACGGATGAAACTTTTGCAGTGGAGCTGACAAATAAACTTCCATTAGTTGCTCTGATCTGGTTAATCAGCAATTCATACACTCGCATTGTTCCACGAACAGTTAAATCATCTAACTCAAGATGGCTTCTGTTTGTTGCAGTTAATCCATAGTCAATTCTCCAACCACTGCCAGTCCAACCACTTGTAAAGTTATTATATATTGATTTATTTCCTTGCTGATTAATATCAGCCTTGAAAATATTTGTTCCACTTGTTCCTTGCTGATCTAATATTGCTGATAAAGTTAAATTACCTGTAAATCTACCAGTTCCTGAAATATCTAATTTGTAAGATGGCGAACTTGTTCCTATACCAACATCACCATTAGACTTTACTGTAATTCTATTTGTGTTATTTGTAATAATCGAAAAATCGTTATTATCACCAGAACCTATTTTATAAGCGCCACCATAGTATAACAGGTCACCAAACATAGTATCGCCATATCTTGTAACTGTATGTCTATAAGCTTCGCCACGCTGTACAAGATGACCTATCCATCTTATATAAGTTGGACCACTTGTTGATATATTATAAAAAGTCCATTTTATTTTTTTGATAAATCCGCCCGGAATTCCATTTGGTGTAAAATTTCCTAATGCTGTATAACCATTGCCATCAAAAACGGTGTACCAAGTTCCTGGATTTGCAGTTCCTTGCATTTCTATTTTAACAGAAACTGGATTATTATTACTATGAAAAAGCACATATGCCATTGTTGGTATATCACCCAAACTATTATCATTACAATCTACCTGTATCCAACAATTTTCAGATTTACCTTGTAGGTTAACAGAATTCGCATAATAAGAAAATAAAATATTTATTTCTGCAGAATTAAAATCATTACTATAAGTTATAGTAAATTTATCTGGTCTTTTATTTGCAAATCTTAATACGTCTTGTTCAAATCTAAAATTAAGATAATATTCTATAAAGCCATTTGGCAAAAAATTGATTGAAGTTATTCTACTGTTCGGGTCAAAATTTGTAGCCGAATTTGCACCTAATATATTTTTCTTTACAAGTAAATTATTATCTACAGTTAGATTATTAAAAGTAGGACTACTTGATTTTGCAATGTCTTGTATAGTATTAAGTTGATTACTTGTTAGTTTTAGATTAGTTGTATTGTAACCTAAACCAAGTGTTCTATCGGCAGTTAAATTTCCACCGCCCGTGAGCGGATAACTTGTATTAACAGCCCTATCTCCCCTTACTGCCTGATTTGATGCGCCAGCACTTGATAAGATAATCTGATTAAATGTTGGTGTAGCACCCGAATGTATATTTTGAGGCAAAGACAAAGTTACATTGGTTGATCCCAATATTACGCCAGTACCATTTGTAACATTAACCTGATTAGTTGTGCCAAGTAAGCTTGCCGAGTTTATTCCAAGAGTCCAGGTTCTATCTGCAGTTAAATCAACTGCACTCCCACCGCCAGTCAAGGGTGCGGTTGTGATTATCTGTAAGGTTCTGTCTGCTCTTACAGCATGATTTGATAGGCTTGCAGCCGCACCGAGTAACATCTGATTAAATGTTGGCGTATCAGTTATCTTAATCGGTTGTATTGTGTCAAGCTGATTTGATGTTAGTTTAAGATTATCAGTAGTAAGCAACGATACAATTCCACCACTCATTTGCAATGGTAGGTTAAATATCGGAGTTATCCCGCTATAATAACTTCCACCGCCGGAAGAAGAACTTGAAATGATTGATGACCCTGAACTTTCCGCAGCTCCAAAAACTAACTGCCTGAAATCATAATCGTGACCTCTTATTTCAACAGCTTCAAGTGATATAGTTCTTGAAACAAGATCTATATCCAATTTTGTAAAGAATGTCGTAAGAGAGTTTATAGATAAATTATCAATCAACTCCCAATCAATTGTATTATCGTCAAGATTAAGTGTTAAATCAAAACTGCTGTGTCGTTTACCATAAAAATCCAAAATAGATAAAGCTATATTAGCCGCATATGTATCAAGTTCAGCCTGTGTGTTAACAGTAGGATCACCAACCAGCAGGTCTCTTTTGATTGAATTCTTTGGTTTGATTTTTTGTAATGCCGAAAATCCGGTTGGTTGTTTTGTTAGTTCTGCAACACCAACAAGATTTTCACCTGTCAAATCATCCACAGCCCAACTTTTAACATTTACTGTAACACCATCAACAAGTTTATCCCAAAAATATTTCTTCTCTGGTCCTGAAACGATTTTAGTGCTGCCAATTGATCGAGTGGTACCGCCTGTATCAAGTGGACTCTTACTTTGGACAATAATATTCCCCGTCTTATCCGTAAAGACATAAACCTTCATTGAATCTGCAATCATCTTAAGAGCATCAAGCGGAGTTTTACCGAGTGGATTTTCATCCAGAAAAAGAATATAATAGCTTAACGGAATGTTGTAAGATGAAATCCCTCTATAAACAATAGTAACATCAGACCATGCTTTTTTGATAAGTACATCAATTAAACTGAATCCATTTATACTTTGAGGAATCCCGGCATTGTAATTTAAAATATCAATACCATAAATCTCTTTTTGTCCATACTCAACAGTTGATCCAATAAACCAAACCGGATAACGATAATAAGTTGTTTCATTAAGCCAATTAGTATAATCAAAACCATCAACTTTTATATATTTGATTCTATTCCACAAGCCAGCATCAATCCAGCTTTCTGTAACAAGTGCGTACGTTACAGGAGATGGCGCAGATCCTCCCATTGAGTAAGGGTCTCTGATTATTTCTCCCGGGAAAAGTATTGGAGATGAAAACCCATTTAGATAATAGCTACTGCTATCACCGAATGCAGGCTTAATCCAGATTTCGTTAGGGAAATTATTATCAACTCTAAATTCCAATCCATTTGCATTTGGATATTGTGCAAGAACACGTGCATTAAGCGTGTCAAGTATCCTGGTTAATTCACCCTGCAATAAATTTAGAGCACTTAACTTATCTACTATGCTAAAACTTATGATATTTTCAAACTCATTCCATTTTAGCGTACTGAAATCAGCAATGCCTTCAAACAACTGCACAAAAGTTTTGTCTGTTTTAGGAGCAGAAATTCTAAACAAATATCTTTGTTTGGCTGAGAGATCAATTGAAAAAGCATCATAAACCGGTGAACCCGATTCATAACGGAAAGAAACTTCTGCGTCATCAAAAACTATTAAACCCGCTTCCCCTTCGTTTTCACTTTCAACCTTTTTACTTATAAATGGTGGCTCAGATAAATATTCACTCCAATCCTGCCAGCTACCAGAAGGATAATCTTTAAATTCTATTTTAACCTGATAGACCATTTACTGCTTGAAAAATATTGATAAGTTACTCATATCTATTGCACTTAATTTAATATCGCCAAGTTCATCAATCGCAATTGGTTCATAAGCATCTATTTTTATCTCAACACTAAGCAAGCTTTCAATTTCATTATTAAATTTCTCAAATGCCTCTTTGTCATCAGGATCAATTTGGTGTTGCCCAGCTTTTTCTTTGCCATATTTCTTGATCAAATTATTTCGAGTAAGATTAAATTGATCAAGTTCGCTTTGGATTGCTTTAGAAAGCCGCCCAAGCCGATAAGCTGTTTTTACAGGTAATTCTTTGTTTAATAATTTCCTGAGACTATCAACGTTTTGTAAGATGTCTTTTAATGTTACAGTCATAAATATCCTCTATAATTTTGATTTATTGTTTAAATAATTTCCTTTCACAGTTATTTTTCTTGCTTCTCTATTATCAAGATAAGCTCTTGCAACTATACCTTGTTCAATTAATCTGTTTAGCTTACTTATGCTATCTTTAATCCCGCTTAAATCATAATTAGATGACACATTATTGCTATATATTTGCGGTCTTAATTCCTGCCGGAATATTTCAACAAATGTTTTTTCCGGGGCGATTATTTCATTCTGATAACCCTCAATAAATCCTGTCTGACCCTTCGGCAACTTACCGCCCAGTGCATAACCTGGTATTTGTACTTTGCCTATCTGTTCTACTCGTGCTAATCCGGCAGCAATAGCGGCTGCAGCTGCTGCAACTGCAAGGGCTGGACCCACAAACGGTATTCCAACTAATGATTTATAAGCAGATTGAGCTGCAGTATATGTATCAATTAACGCCTGTGCTTTTGCAAATGCCTGGTAAGCAAGTGTGTGTTTAGCAAACACACCGGCTATTTCACCCATTGCATTGGCTACGCCTGCTTTTTGTTCATCTAACAAATTTAGTTTTTCATTAGTAGTTAATTCTGATATTCTTAAATCTTCTCTCGCGTGGGTTTCATTCAGGTCTGATATTTCTTTTGCATTGCGTTCGTTTAGTTCATATTTCTTTTTTAAATCCGGGACATATTCCCTGGGCAAAACGGATTCAGAAACTTTTTTATTAAGTTCGGATTCGGTCTCGGTTCTTTGATTAACCAGATTAGTAGTCTCTTGTCCAAATTTTTTATAAAGCTCAATCATCTGGTTAAAATGCTTTATTTTCATCGCAAGCATAAGATAATCATTATCTGATGTTATCTTTAACATCGCTTGTTGATGTCTTTGAGCTTCAGAAAGTTCAGCTTTATTTTTTTCAAATAATTTTTTTAATTCATCAGGAGATAATCCCTTGTTCCCGCCACTACTTTCGGTAGGTTGTTTATTGATCTCAGCAAGTATGTCGTTTATTTTTTTCTCGGCATCCGCTACACTTTCAGCGTGATTAACAGCTGCATTAACCTGAGCATTAATCATTCCAGGTGTACCGTTGATTAAAGATTGAGCCGCACCCAAAATCGAATCCCAAAATCCCGGAGCAATATCTTCGTTTTTCTTTTTTGCTAAATCCTGTATTGCAAGATCAAGCCGTTGGTTCAGGATTTTCATTTCGATAAGTTTCCCAAACTCAATTCGTCCTTTGGAAACCGCAGCCGTTAAATCATCATTTTTGGTTTTTTCAATTGAAAGGTTTTCTAAAAATCCAGGATAAATTTTTTGTGCTTCTTCTTTTGCTTTATTCCGTTCAGCTAAGGATTTGTTCTGGTCTAAAATAGTTTTAGTTAATTGGTCAAATTTAATTTTTTCTGCTTCGGCGCTGTTTACAACTTCTCTTTCAGATTCAGATAATTTATCATTAGCAGTGCTTAATAAATTGATTGCCTCGGTAAAAACTGTTATGCCAATTATAAGCCAGCCAGCGGGTCCAATAGAAGCCATCAATCCTTTGGCTGCAGTGCCAATTCCCATCAACGATCCTCTGAGAGCCATCCCTTCGGCAGCAGCCATTTTGAAAATGCCAGCACCATATTGCAATCCTGATGTTAATGTTTTAAAGTTGATTATCATTGGCATAATACCCGTGACACTTAATGTTGCGGTAGCTGCACCCAGTGTTCCAATAGCTCCGATAATACCTGTTAAAGCTGGTGAAGTTTCGTTCAGGTTGGTTATCAATTTGCTTATATGTTCTACAAATGGCATTAGGGCAGTTGATAAAGCACCTCCGATATTCTCTCTCATATCATCAATTGCATTATTAAATTTTGCCACGCTTCCAAAGGCAGTGTTACCAAGTGCTTCTGCTTGTCCACCAATGTGTTTGTTCAACTCCTGAATTATCAAATCTAAATTTCCTGATTTGATCGCCGTTTCGTCAATCCCTTTTATATATCTTCCGATTAGTCCGGTGTTGCCCTGGAACAAATCTGCCATAATCCTGGCGGCTCCATTAAGATCAGTACCCATCAATGATGCGAGGTTTGCTACCTGTAAAGTCGCAGCTTTAGTCTGTTCTGCATTCAACCCCATAGCTTGCAATTGAGCCATCACAGTTGTAGTGGCATCATCTCCATAAACGGTAAATTTTTGTAGCTCAACAGAATAGTTAACGAGGGATTGGTATGCTTGATCTGTATAAGTGCCGGCTTGTTTCATCGCTGTAGCAAGCTGAACATTGGCTTTTTCCTGATTTTGGTATGAGCTTAATGATGAGTTGAATATACCGGAAATTACGCTGACTGTTTCTTTAAAGCCCTGGATAATTTCTCTTGCGTTATTAAATCCCTGGGAAATAGCTGTCGTGAATCCATTTATTTCCTGCTTACCATATTTGAAGCTCTGGTATAATTTTTTGACAACTTCATCTGTATTATTAATGGCTGCAATGGCTTGTTTGCCATCAATTGTAAGAAGTAATTTTATTTCATTTTGAGCCATTGTTTTTTATGATGTTTTAAGGTATTTTAAAATATGATCGTTACAATAATCATATTACTTTTAGTCGCCTTTTTTGTAAATCTTTTATTCACAAGCAAGAGAATCGACAAATGGTTTAAACTTTAATTTTTTCCATCTCGGCTATCTTTAATTTCATCTCATTTAATTCCTTCACTTTGATCAGATAGTACCAATCATAACACTGGTCAACAAATAAATTCTCAATTATCGTGATTTTGGATATGTCATAGTTTGCAAGTTTAAATAATAATGGGTCTATGTCTGACAAAGCCGGCTCGAAATAATCCACTTTCAAGCCAGCTAACTCATCAAGTTTTTGGGATGCTTTTGAATGTTCCCGGTTTAATTCACTAAAGAGCTCTTGGTATTTCTGATCAAACTTTTTTTTCGAGTAAAAAAATCGTTGATTGCCCGGCTTACTTCTTCAAAATCATCCTCATAAATTTCACCTTCAACCGGCTTGTCAAAAATAATCGCTAATAGATTTTCGACACGATTATCGGTTAACAGCAATGAGATTGAATTTTCGTTTTGCAAATTTAATCCGCTCAATAAGCTTAAGATTTTACCCCAATCTTTAAGTGTATATTTTTCTTTTAGAGCATACTCAACATTATTTATCTTGTACATTTTTCTCCTCTGATATTTTGCCTGATTTTACAACTTGATGTTTGGCTATATCCTTCAATTCATAACTAACAGAAGCATCTGGAATTGAGCAAGATATAGAATCCTTGTCAAAATTTAATCCACCAATTCTTGTGGATGTATAAAATATTTGAGATCCGTTTTTATCATACGATCTCAAAGCATAATTACCTTTGGGTACTTTAATTTTTAATTCCATAAAATCTCCTTTTAAAAGTCCCTCTCTTTTGGAGAGGGATTTAGGGTGAGGCATCAATAGCCAAATTTTATTGTTCCACCGGTTGTTCCTTTAGTATCTGCAGCATCACCACCGTTTGCAGTACCGTATAGGAATGATACTGCGTAAATCGGAACTCTCCCTTCAAGTACTATCTTCAAAGTTCTTTCTTCATCGTTTATTACAAATTCATCCGTCTGAGACAGGACAAGCGAATTAAAATCAAACTTATCATAATAGCTACCGGAATTCTTTTCCTGGAATACTACCCCGTCAAGCTGTTGCTTATTTAAGCGGGTAATAAAATCAGCAATAGCAGCTTCTCTGCCAGTCATTTCAAGAGTTATCATCAAGTTATCAACAAGGGACATATTATCAATACTCTTTTTGTTTTCTGTCTTGATGTTAAGGCTTCTAACAGTAACAAGATTAAAACTTCCAAGACTTGATGCAGCTGGTTTTTCAAATTTATCAGGGGATGATCCACGATAAAGAGTAAGATCAGTTCCGTCATCTGTTATTCCTGCAAAAGTTACTGCTGTGGTGTTGTCTGCTGCGTCAATAAAAGTAACCGCATCATTATAAGGGAAAGCCCTTTCGAAGCTGATCTTGCAGCTTCTGCCATCCTGGTTGTAGGTCCAATCAAAATCAATTCCCAATTCTTTTCCACCAATAAACTTCCATACATCCTTTGCAGATGCAGATTGATTTTGTGTAACCACCTGCAAATCAAGATTCCCATTCAAAAAGTCAATTAGTTTTTTGAACGTGAAAACTGTTGGCTGCATTGATTCGCCTTCAAGCTTAAAGTTGAGCATATTACGGAGTTTTCTTTTCCGGTAATCTTCAACCTGCTTGAAGTGATTAACTGTTAAAACGGCATCTTTTCGGATACCAAGTGCAATGGGATCAACCGGCGTTGTTGCCAGCGTGCCCTTGTCGCACATTACTATTTGTTTTAAACCTGCTGCTGCGTAAGGCATTTTAATCTCCTATCAGTTTATTTTTAATTTCTTTCGTTTTTTTTAAAGTATTCAATATCTTTTTTTATGGCGACCAGTATGTTCACAACTTCATTATGGTTGCTTTGAGCTATTTCTTTATTCTCATTGATCAAGTCCTTTTGCTCAGAGAATCTATCAAGATAATTAGTTCTCATCTTATTCACTTCACCTTCGATGGTTCTAATTTTACCCTGATATTGTTCGTCAATTTTTTTTATCTCTTCCATAATCATTACTCGTGACGATTTGTCAAATAGCCTGCTTAGTATTACAAATATCAACGTGAGCAGACCCGAACTTGCAAAGATGTATCCAACAAGTTCTTTAATAGTTATAAATTGTGTATGATCAATTCCGTTTATGGTTTGAGCAATAAGTTTTGGTATCAATTTTTTCTCCGGAGGTTTCCGTTATCAGTTATTTCTTATTTTCTATCTTTAATGGATTGGTAAAGTTTACTTAACCCACCAGGTAAACTTTTATTTTTAATTCCGTCTTTAACACCCAAAACACCAAGGGCAAGAGGAATTCCAACAGAAATAGTATAATCAGCAAGTTGATGGGCAACGGTATTTGGACTTGAGAAATATTTAACTCCACCCGTCAAAAAAATTATTCCTGCCCAAATTTCTTTTTTCTGGTACCATTTAACTGATTCTTCCGGCATTTTAATCGGCACCATTCTTTAACTGTTTAACAAGATCAATTAGGTCCTTTATTTCAGAGGCAATTGTTAATGCTTTGGCAATAACTTCTTCAACATTACCATCAAGTTCCAGTTCATCCTTAACCAAAGCAATTAGCTCTGTTACTTCATCTTCAGATAGTTCAGCAAGTTCTTTTGGTACTTCATTTATTCCGCTGAATGCAGGGAATAATGCCATTGCTACACCACCAAATTTTGGGAAATCACCAATGGTTATTTTTCCATCGTCCTTTAATGAATCAAGCACTGCATTTGTTGTCTTGCAAAGAAATACAACAACATCTTTAGTTTCTTCAATTCCATACATTTGTTTTGTCTCCATTGTTATTTTCAATTTACCTTGATTAATTTTTTCTATTGTGGTTTCACCAGGGATTATTTCCGCTGGTCTTGGATTTATATCTGGTACGTCATTATTCATTTTTTTATCTCAATTCTGTTAAACCAACCAATATATTTTTCTTTGAATGGGTACTTTTCCATCAGCTCTATATATTTTTTTGCCTGGAATCCGTTTAACACATTGAACAAGAGTTTAGCACCTCTTACAGATACACATTTCAGATACGCCTTAAGAGTGTTTTGACCGAAGATTCCATCAACTTTTATATCTTCATAATCCCTTTGATTTCTGTTCAGGATATTAAGTGATCTCTGAAGATATTCAATTGCTTTTTGTACGCCAAGGTTTACCGCCTGGTCAAACATCTCTTCTGCAATTGCATCATCAAGCTGATCACCAAGATAAGGATCATAATATTTTTTCTTGAAGTAGAACTTTACCAAATACTGCAAATCCTGATCAGCTTCTAAACAGTTTGGAAAATCATACCTGCTTTTATAAGCATCGATTATTTTCCATCCATCCCAGTTAGGGTTAAACACTCTGGAAATTCCCTTGTATGTTTCACCACCCAGGTCATCTTTATCAAAGGCATAACCGCCTTCATCAATCATCACTTTGTTATATGCTGCTTCAAATTTTGTCATTGGTCTTTCTTAATAAACCTGCCAGTATAAAACCACCTTTTGCCTTCGTATTTTTTCTCTAATTCAATGGGTAGTTTATCCCAAGCTTGATTTTCGTCTATCGCATCGATCTCGATAGTTACTTCCCGATTTTCATCGGGAAGCATAACATCAAAAAAATATTTTGAGAATTTGTTTTTATCTTTTGCCATAACAAAAAAATATTTTGAGAATTTGTTTTTATCTTTTGCCATAACTATTAATAATATTTAGCCCGGCGTACCGGGCTTGTTTGATTACAATCTAATTCTACTTAATCTCTTTAATGCATCAGTTCTTTCAACTGCGAGATTTAAGAAGAACTGCATTCTGCTTACTCCCTGTGGTAAAGTTTGGTAATCCTGAAAATCCTGGAAGTAGAAACCGGAGTTAGTGTTGAAGCAAACCCCAAGTTCTTCTGCAAATCTTACAACGTACAAAGAGGTACAATCTGTATTTGTCCCATCAGATTCTGTTTGAGTGATTGTATTAACGTCAAGAGGGACAATTGGCACATTGTTAAAAGTTGTAGCAGGGACACCAAAACTATTTATTGTTTCGCCTGCGGCTCCAAGTCGTTTAGCAATTGTAGTTAATCTTGCGGCAAGATTGGCATTGCAAAGTATCGCATTGGCTCCTGGGACTGATGCAAGCTGTTTGTACAAAACCTCGATGAAGGTATCCTGGTTGGCTGTTGTGTTAAGCTGCAAAGCTACCTGGTAGTTCATTGCGGCTTGTTCTGTTGTGGTGAATCCTAATGCAGCGGTTTGCCCTGCTGCTGCGGCATCTTTTACAAAATTAGAAATACCAAGCATTCTGTTTGATGTTGCCGTACCCTGTATCATATCAATCTGGATTTCATTGGCAAGTTTAACAGCTAACGCTCCGAGCTGTCTATCCAAAAATCTTAAGAGCCCAATTGGGGATCCGCTTAATTGTGCGTCAGCCTTGTAAAGATCATCAACGCCAATCTCTCTGCCGTATAATGCCAAAGCAACCAAAGATGGAGCCGGTGCCTGGTTATCCTTTTGCACCGCAGCATTGACTGCTCTTGCAGCGCTATTGGTAAATGTTGATTTATCCGGCACATTTAATCCGGTAGAAAAATCCTTGCGGAATTCTGCGTACTGTAAAAGAGGACTTATCTCAAGCATCTTAGCTAATAAATTTGCTGATCTGCCTGTGAGCTGGGAAATTTGGTCAATCTTCATTTTTGTTCCTTTTAATTAATTGGTTGTTATTTCATTACGCTCTAAAATTGTTGCCAATATTGGCTTATCTGCTTTTTTCGGTGGTACAGCGGGAGGCACTTCCTTGTTGTTGTTATTGTTATCAACAATTTTGGGCAAAGCATTAAGTGCAACTAATCCATTTTCAAAGTCAGCTTCTAAAAGTTTTGTATAGCTGGCTATTGTCTTATCATCCTTAGCAGGTATTTTCTTATCATCAATCGCTTTTTTGATTGCCTCGGAAATCTTTGTTTTATTTTCCTCGATAGCTTTTTGCTGCAACAGCTTTTCTCTTTCTTCGTCCCGTTTTTTGATAGCGGCAAGTTCAGTTAAAAGCTTTTCATTTTCAGCTTTAATCATCTCATAATATTTTTTGCCATCTTCATCTTTGGTATTTGGCTGTTCAACTTTTGGAGGTTCGGTTTTGGGCTGATCCTCTTCGAGCTGCTCAATTTCGGATGCTTTATCCGGGAAAAGTTTTTTTAACAAATCTTTTAGTTTCATAATGCTGTTATAATTAATTATTAAATAGTTGTATTAAATTTTTTCCGCAACTTCTTGCTGCTCTGTTAATGTCAAACACTAATTGCCTTATCTCTTTTTCAATAGATGCTGCTTCATCAAACAAGTGTTGTGCTTCATCAAAATTGAAAGATCGTAATCCATCGTTTAATTCACTTTGCGAGCTGGACACAATGCCTTCGATTTTTTTTAAAAGCATATTCCGGTATGAGTATTTTGATAGCATCTTCTCTGTCAACGCTGTGTATTTGCCAAGTGCTTCGTAATCCATTTCTCTCTCAAATTTCTTAGCAAAAAATAATTGTGCATAAATAATTAAGTATGGTAAAACCGCATTTAACGCACTTTTTTAACAACAAGTTTTAATTTTTGTTAAGAGAAGAAAGGACAATTATGTACACAATAGATGATATAAAGACTTTACTTTCAAAAAATACAGCAGCATTGTTGCAGAATGATAGTTCTTTATTCACAGAAATAGAGAAACAAACTGCTGAAATTGTTGCAAGTTATATAACTGTTACTAACCCGCCGCAAGATTTTTTGAAGCAGCCATTTGTTTGGATACTCGAATATCTGATCCAGGCAAAATTTTCAGGTCAATCTCCTGAATTAATATCTATGGTATCAGAAAGGTTTAAAGAAGCTCTTAGGATTCTTGATCAAAGAAGTATGAGTATTTCAAATTCTGCTTCTGCAAAGGTTGTTAATTTTAATGATACATATTCCACGGAGATATAATGCTAAATTATTCTTCTTTACCATCAGCAATAAAAGATTTTCTTACCCAAAAATTTACGATCCCAGTTGAAGAGGGGAAATATGGTGAGATGCCGTCCGTTGTCCCTTGTATCTGGATATATATAGAGCCAGCAAGGAATGCAGCTACCGCTGCAAATCATTATCCAGTTGCACGCAGAGCAAAAATAACTTTCTTCGCTATGGAATCTGCGATTGATAATAAAACAGAAGCAGCGAATAAATCAGTCGAGTTAATTGAGCAAGTTGAGAGTTTTATTTTTTCACAAGAGTTTTCGGATTATATAAACACACACACAAATAATGTAAATCAGAATTTTACAACTATTAAATACACTGATTCTGATCAACCACTCAATTTTGATGCGATTTATTCCGATATGGCAGTTAGTTTTTTAGAGATATGGATTGACTATGCAAAAGCTACCCCTTAAAAACAAGCTAAAATTAAGGTTTTTGGGTTGTTTTTGGCTTGGAAATGGTTTTTTATGGTTGAGAAATTTTATAATTAAAAAAGTACATTATGAGTACACTATGAGTACACTATGAGTACACTATGAGTACATTATGAGTACACTATGCCTGTTTTTATATGCAAAATGTACTTTTTGAAAAACGCTTTTATAAACGATTTAAGAGCCCAAAATATGGCTAAGTCGATATATTTATCGGTTAAATGAATTGAGTGGCTTAAAAATGATTTATGGAAGAATTAGAGCCATTGGTTTCGACAAAAATCTGTTAAAAAGGAGAATTTTTTAAAATGAAGGGATTTCTAACAAATGAACAACGCATAGAAATTTGCGAATTTAGGGCAAAACATCCCAAATTAAGCTATAAGGAAATTGCTGAAAAAATGGGGAAAGGATACACAGAGCGTGAAGTCTTTAACGCTGTGCATATGTTCCCCGAAATCAGCGGCATACTTAAGAGGAAAAGGATTGATGATGAGTTAGCAAGGAGGATTGCAATTTGGAAAAGTAATCATCCTGAGACCACACTCGCAGAACTTGAAAAAAAATTTGGGGTACCAACACACGTTGCAAGATACGCAATACAAAAATTTTCCGGTGAAGCTGAGCTTGCAAAATCAACGAAGAGAGGCAGGATAAACCAATCGAAAATTATTGCAAGAGATATTGATCAGGTAGAGTCCCTTAAGAGGCAGCTTAACTTTGTAATAGCAGAGCTTGAGAACAACAACACTATGGTTGTATCATCAAGAGTTGAATTGCTATATAAGTTAATCCGCATCCGCGTCTTTTTGCAAGACCTTGAGATCGAGGCGCATATTAAACGTGTTGATGCTGATGTAATAGCGATGATAATAAGGCGATTCATCCCCGAAGCTACTTCTGATGATATTATAAAAATCTATACGGAAGAATTCCACAAGTGGCAAACGCATAAAGGACAGCAAGCTAAAGGCATATAATGGAAAAATTTTCTGCATCTAAATATTCGATGGATCAGTTCATTAAGAATAATGATCTCCAAAAAGAACTTGATGAACTAAAGAAATCTTCTCTTGGCTTTAAGATAGATGAATTCAAAGGGAAGGATGCAACAAAAGAAGCAATCGAAAAAAGGAAATCCTTATCTAAACTTTCTTTCTGGAATTTTGATAAATTCTATTTTCCACCTTTGCTATATGAAGATTATGCGGCTCCAAACAAAATGCTTAAGCATATTGTTGAAACTTCTACCGTCCCTGGCTTTTATGTTTTTCTTGGTCCACGTAAACACGGGAAAACTGTTACAGCAAAAAAACTTTTATTGTGGCTTTTACTTACCGGTAAGGTTAATGCAGCGGGTGTTTATTCAGAAACAATTTTTAAAGCATCTAAAATTTTAAAGAATGTGTTTTTAATACTTTCACAAAATGCGAAGTTACTGCAGGATTACAAGTTTGAAGTTATCACCGCCAACTCCGATGAATTCCAGATCAAGATGCTTGATGGTCAAAAAAATCCCATCCGTTCTTGTGCTGCTTTCTCTGAGGGAAGATCGCTGAGAGGTTATTCTGATATTTTTTTGCGTCCCCAATTTCTGCTTGGTGATGATGTCGAAACACTCGAATCATCTTTCACATCTTCCTCTGTTGATGATCGTATAATGAAACTTTCTGAAGCATTCCATAGCTTGAATAAAGATGGCACATTTTTAATACTGGCTAACGATTTTCTTAATACTTCTGCAATGCACCAGCTAAAAGTTCAGAAAGAAAATAACTTGCTGCCAGATCAGTGGGATGTTTTTACTTATAAAGCTTTTAATAAGATTCCTTTGTGGCATCAGAAATTTGGACGAATTTCAGAAGTTAAACTTAAAGAACTACTTAAACCACTTTCAGAATCTGATTGGCAGGCAAACTTCCAGAACAATCCCGTGCCGCCTGATGGTGATTTCTTTAAGCGTGAATTGTTCTCAAATTATTTTTCATTGCCCGAAGATGTGCGGGGCATAATTTATTGTGATCCTAACCTATCGAAAAAATCTATGGGGAATACAACTGCAATTGTTCCGTTGCTTTATTCACCATCCACTGATTTGTATTATGTGCCCGCAGTTGTATGTAAAAGTTTTTCAGATAGTAACGCTTTGATTGATTCTGTATTTAATCTTAAAAATTCATTTAGAAATATTCAGGGGATTGCATTTGACGGGAACGTAACGCAAGAAAGCACCTGGACGCAGCACGTACGGAATTATTGCCGTCTTAAGAACTTCCCTTTTCCGCATATAGAATATAAGCGTTATCGTGTTAATGATTTAGCGAAGAACCTGCAACTAACTTATGCAGAAGGTAGGATAAAATTTGCCCCTGATTTTTCTAAAACTGTAGATGGAGAAAGATTTCTCTCTCAGTTCTTTGCATTCTCAGGGTCAAAAAAAGATAATGGTGCTGATGATGCGCCAGATGCACTTATTTGTGCGTTTGAGTTTATACACGAACGAAGATTGGTGAAGACAACATCACAGCCGGTTAAAGTATTCAAAGATTATTATCAACTATAACAGGATTTGAAAATGTCAAACTTAGCTTATCCAAAATTAAACGATTTTTTAAAAACCGCAGAGGCGGTTGAAACAACTCCGTTTCCACAGCGGGATATTTCCACGCTTATGAAATATCTAAAAAAAATTATAATACTTAATAGCAGAGTTTTTGGGCATTATATGGCTCGCAAATCTGCTTTATCATCTTTTACTTATTCAATAATTCCAAACGATAAATCGGATCAAAAGAAAGCAGAAGAAGCACTTGCCCGGAGTTCTGGTTGTATAAATGCCATTTTGGATAGACAACTTGATACAGTATTATACGGATCAGTTTTGCTAACTTTATCCGCCACCTCTTCCGCTGATGGGAATAAAATAAGATTTGAGAATGAATATTCGCCAGATGAATATGATTATGATCAGAACGGGATTTATCTGTTCAGAAAAAATTCGCAAGGGATTAGGACCAAAAATAGCGGTTATGATATTATTGACCCTGAATCGAATAATATTTTATTTGATGAAACTGGTTATCCTTTCAGAGGTGGATTGTTAAGATCAATTATGCCAATCGAAATTTTGCGATATGATATGTTGTTGGAGTACGGTAACTATTTACGCAAACTAAAAGGTTTGTTGCAGATTGTAAATAAAGGCGGCTCTGATGAAGATCAGGCAGCAGCAGAGCAAGCAGCTGCCAATGCAATAAAAGGAAACTTTTTTATCTCAAGCGAAGCAATTGAACTAAAGCTTAACCAGGTAACCGGTTCGGCTCAAAATACTTTTAAGGATTTCCTTGAGTGGATAGACAACTCTATTGCAATTGCCTTCCTGGGAAACGCCAATACAAGCGATCTGCCTAAGTATGCAGGAAGTCGGGCTGCTTTACAGGTGCAAAAATTAATAAGTGCTGATATATTTTATTCTGATATGAACCGCGTTGAAAAACTTATGGATAAACTCCTGCTAATTGACTGGAGAATAAATTATAATCCATCCGCTGCTTTATCAGATTTGCCTTATAAATTTCAATTCAATCTTTCTGAAGAACAAGATTTTGAGGCAAATAGCAACGCGTTAAGAAATATTATTGATTTTGTTCCACTAAAACAATCAGAAGTTTATCAGAAGATTGGGTTTACTCCACCTGAACCAGGTGATGTGATATTTAAAGGATTTACAACACAAAATAATACTGTCAACTAAATGGAGTTTTCAGAAAAATTATTAAAAGACATCGGGAATAGCACCCTATCTTTTGTCCTTGATAATATTAGAAAAGGCATTGATACCACCGGAACAGCTTATTCTTATTCAGAGAAAGATTATTATCGTCCGTTTGATAAGAAAATTTATTCTGCATACAAAAAGGACAATTCTTTTGGGCAAATAATAACAAGCAAGTCAACGGGTAAACTGGGCTTTATAATTTTTGGCTATAAAAAATTCAAAGAAAAATTTAATCCGCAAGCTTCAAAAAATTATTTAACCTGGTCTGGTAAAATGTTAAGGGATATGAATGTTCTCAAAACCTCTGGCAATGAAATTATAATTGGATTCAACGATCCGCTGCAGGCACAAAAAGCTTATTGGTTTAATATCTCCGGTGTTGGCAGAAGCAGGAAGCTCTGGAAATTTTTAGGTTTAAGGGATGAGCAAATAAATATACTTGCAGAAAAATTTAGCGGGCAAATAACAATAGAAGTTGCTAATGAATTAGCCCGCAGAATCACTTCTTCATCAACTCATCAAAAGTAAAATTAACTTTCTGGTCTTTGTAATCAACAATATCGCCAAATATTGCCGCCTCTTCAACCGCCATATATTTATCAAAATCAAAGTCAATTTCTTTTTGGAGTGCCATTTTTTCTTCTAAGTCCAAATCCTGGTCTGCAAGAAACATCCCAGCCAGAAATAGTTTAACTCCATCGGTTAATAGATTTTGTTTTTTTAGAGAAGCGATCTTCTCTCTGTAATCGTCAACAGCTTTCATAATTTTATTTCTTTCCCGTTTTTGTCTATAAATATAATTTCCTTGATTTTCTTCTTTTCATCAAAATATTTGGCGCTTATAACTGCCTTGCTGATATTCTCTTTATCATATTCATTCTTGTCAACCCAGATAACGATTCTACCGGCTTGCTCTTTACCTGCTCGTAATTGGTTGCGGATTGCATTATTCAAATTTACAGTTTTTTCTGTTATTCTTTTATACTCAGTTTTTATGCCATTCTCAAAAACATCCGCATTCTTAAATCCTTTATCATTTATTCTTGAACTCATTAATATTGTAGAATTTTTCCCAAGTTGTGGCAATCTAAATTCTGCAATTTTAGTCTCCTGCCCTACAATGCTTTCAGTAAATTTATCCTGTCCAAATATTTTCCCATCCTCAGTTTGTTTTATAATGTTCCCTTCTACCGGATCCCATCTGTGCCTGCAATTGTAACCGCCCATATAATACAATGCTGGCTGTCCGAACATATTCGTCATTTTTTTTACCTCGTCAATCGAGTAAATCCTGCCCACGTGATCAACACAAAAAGGTCTTATCGTTCCACTTGGTCCCGCATATTCTATAAATTGCCAGCCGGATTCTTCCAGATTTTTTACGCGTGTTAATCTGTCAAATGCTGCTTTATGTGTGTCAATTTCTGTATTAAGTCTTACGCCTGGTGCGTTCAACTTATTTATTGATTCAGCAGCAATTTCTTTCCAGTTAAGATTTCCTTTAATACCTTCTTCAATAGCATCAAAAATCCTTTCTGCAATGTCGTCTTTTAATTTGTTGGATTGCAATGATGCTGATCTTATTATACTTCTTGCATCCTTCAGGTATTGTGATTGTGCTGTTTTATCTTTTATAAACTCCTGCTCAAATTCTTTTTCTATTTCTTTTCTTAGTGGTTCGGTAACTTCCGATTTCACGTTATCTGAGAAATTTTCTATTATATATTTTTTTATCTCTTTGCGGATATTTTCTGGAGTGCCTGATTGGAAGTTTTTGCGGATAATGGTTCTGATTGCTTTCTTCAGATTGTCCAGGGCTTTGTTAGTCATCTTCATCCCATTTGAAAAGATTTTCCTGATTAGTAAAAATGTTCTTGCTAAATGTACGGAAATTTTTATGTACAATCTTGTGAGTAATTTTCGCCTCTGATATATACCGCTCGCCGCATAAAGTGCAAACAATGAATCTGCTGTCAACGTGATCATTGACAACAAATCTCCCATCTTTCATCCTTCTGTTGCGCAGCACCTTTACTACGTTGTATTTATCGTTTCCGCAATTTGGGCAAATCATTTCAGTCCTTTCTTTTTGTTGGAGTTTTCCCCTCTGAACCAGTCCGGATCAATTACATTTAAAATATCCGAAGCTAATTTTATTACATCTTTATCCCTGCTGGCTGTTAATGCTTTCTGGCAAAGCTTGATCATTGTCTTTTGGTAATGCACAAAGAAGTGGTTGAATAATTCCTCTTCCGTTACTTCCTTTAGAAAATTCAACTTCCTGTCTAATATTTGGTTTTTTGTTGGCATTTTTCTTTTCCCTTTTGGTTCTGTTAGAAATGTTCTGTTTCTTTGTCCCGTAAAAATTAGCAATAGATGTTTTTTTCATTTTTTACCATTAAGGTCATTTAAGAATTGTTGTTCTGCTTTTTTGTACCATTCATCGTTCTTATAATCTCTTTCTCCCTCAGGGATGCTATATATATTCTTTTTCTTAAACTCATCAAAAATCCCATCCCAATTATTATTTTTTTCTTTCTCAATCCCCTTTATCAATTCACTTTGTTTCTGAGCCATCTGTCTGTTCTGTTTAATTGCTGCTTGTTCTTTTTTCTTCTTCAAAATGCCCCTTACATAAGCAAGCTTGTATTGTTCTTTTGATGCTGCCTCTAAAAAAGCTTCAGTTACATTATCATAGCCATATTCTGTAATCAATCTGCCTGTTATAATTCTTGCCGCCTGGTTAATTTTTGGTTCATCGAACCAAAGCTCAAAAAGCTTTTTTACTTCACCTGTTTTTTCAGACATCTTAATATCCATTTAGCACATTTTGTAAATTCAAAACTTCCATCCGGATTGTAATATCTTAGAAGTTTGTTTTCAGTTTTTGTTACTGATTGTTTCTGGTTGATGTTTTTTTTGATTAATCTCTTTGCCAAGTAGTTATATCCCCAACTCCAATTGTTTCCCATCTGGATTGATAATCCATAAAGAAACTTTTTTGCCGCTTCTCTCTGATCTGCCTTCGGCATAAAATTTTACATAACCCAGTTCTCTTAGTTCAAGCACTCTGGGAGTAACCTGGTGCGGGTAAACTCCCAGATGTTTAGCAATACCCTCGTTGCTTATTGGCTGCCATTTTTCGATAACGCTTAGAACTTTTTTTTGAGCATCTCCCAAATCAACATAAGCAAAAGCTTCGTTGCGTATTTGTTCGGGTCTGTATCCTTCTCTGGTTCTCATTTTAATCGTCATTCGGTAATAGTTTAAAGAAATGTCTGCTTGCATTAAGATCGGGATCAATCTTTAGCATATATTTCCTCGCACGATGGTTCTCTGCAATAACTTGTATTGTAACTTTTATGGCTCTTTTAAAACTTTTCCAGGCAATACGCCAATGAGATTTTACTTGCTGGTTTATCATTTAGCCACCTTTGATTTTGTTTTTTCTTCAAGCATCTTCTCCCAATTCGGCTCTATGAAAAATGTCTCACCCTGGTCAATTCTTAAACCAACTGATGCAAGTTTATCATCGGCAATTGTTTTATTTCGGTAGTCGCTAAGCAAGGCATCTTTATCTATTTCTTCTTTTATTCTGATATACGCTCCCTTGAAAATTTTCTTGATTAATTCGATCGTTGTAGTAATCGTAAACTTTTTATTGAGTTGTAAAACTTTTGGTGGATTGGTTCTAAAACCAATCTTACCGGTTGTAAATTCAAGCGTGCGGGTCTGATCAAATTCACTTTTATGATCGAGACAGAATTTTTCAATGTCAGTTTTTAACAAATCAATTTCTGTTTGTGCTTCTGCAGTGTCAACATCAAATTTTTGGCGGATAGCATTTATTTTTTCATTCATATCGGCTTCTTTCTTTTTTACAAAAGCCATCCGTTTTGCAATAATACCCAGCGCATATGATACATCATTAAATGTTGCGAACTTCATTTTAGTTCTCCTTGTTTTTGTTTGTTAATTCTTTAATTAATTCTATTCTCTTTTCAAGGTATGGCATTAGATAAAACTCGTGAATCAATGCCAGAGTTAACGCCTCAAGATCATCGCGATCTAATTTGGATAAATCTTCTTCAATGATTTTAAGCGCTTTTAAGTCTATCAATTTCGCTCTCCAATTCTGTTATTTCACGTTCTTTGATTATTAATAATTCCTGGTAAAAATTTATTTCTTCATTGTCCCTGCCTCCCGCTAAAATTCCGCAAAGCAAAAACCCGCAAATAAAGGCAACCCCAATAATGATTACAAAAAGTATTGTATTGATTTCAATCATTTAATTCTCCGAAATGATTATTAATTGTGCAAGCTTTAATTTTAGTGAGGATTCAATCCTCTGGTTTTCTTTCTTCGAAAATCTTGCTACCTTATCCAGAATATCAGCGTATTGTTTAACTGCATAATAACGGCTTAAAGTGGGGAATGTCTTTTTCGCCTCGGTGACTACCTCCGTTAAGCTTATTTCAAGTGTTTGTTGCTTGTTCATTGGGCTGCCTCCTTTTGGTTTCTTTTCTGTATCATATCTAATCGCTTAATTATTTTATCTGCATCTTTTGTCGTAAGGATGCTATACAGTTTGTTTAACTTACTATTTTCAATTTCCCAGCTTGATAATCTTTTTCTGTACTCTGGTAAACTTTCGAGTATGTAACTAAAAGTTGCTTCCTGGCTCCAGTTAAATTTGTACTTTGCAATTTTTATTATTGCAGCTCTTTGTCTATCCGTAATTCTGCCAGCTCCGATAATAGATTTTAATTCATTCACGTTATTTGAGACTTTTCTTGCAACTTCAGTTAGTTGAGTATGTATCAATTTTGCATCAGCAGGGGTTAGCTCAGTTACGCTTTTAAGTCCACGCCTTGCAAGCTCTTCATCAATCACAGTATCATCTCCGCATATTACTGCGCTTAATGCATGCAGCTTTGCGTTCAGATAATGGCGATATGTTTTATAACCTCTGTACATTTTAATCTCTTGCCTCAAATTCTATTCTTTCCTGTATCGGATATTGTAACTCTCGCTCTCTTTCTCTCTCAAAATTTTTTACAAAACAAGCATTTTGTTCTCTCATAAAATTTTCAAGATTATTAAAGAGTTCGATGTCATCCTCAAACGACTTTAACTCTGTTTCAAAAATTATTTTTTCCATTTGCTCACCTCTTATTCTTAATTATTCTGAGTTCACTGTTAGGGCTTATGTCAAAGGTTCTTCCTGCAGATAAGAAACTAATTTCTTCCCCCAACGCCGTCTGGATTTTCTTTTCAACTTTTGCGATCAGTTTAACTCTTGCACGGCTTTCATTTACAAACAATACTTCTGCTGTACCGGAATCTGGTAGCTCTATTATTTGCCCTGGCTTAAGCATTTTAGTCTTCTTCTCCACTGGTTATCATTTTTATTTTCTTAAGATCGTCTTTACCGATAAGACCAAGCTGTAAAGCAATTTTTTTCATCCCGCTGAATTCACTGATTAAATCGTACTCAAGTTTGCTGTCACTCTTCAATTGTTTTTTCATATTTGACAGCGTTCTGAATTCTTTTGAGTTCTTAATCAAGGCATTTTGTTGCTTAATTTTTTCACGCATTATTTGCTGCTCTTCTGCAAGCCGTGTTATTTGGATTATCTCATCACGCAGTGCATCCATAACAATTTGTTTTTGTCTTTTAGCAGAAAGCTGTTCAAAGTTTTTAGGCAGCTTTCCTTCAAGACCGATTACAACTCCGTCTTCTGCTATAACAGATTTGGATAGTGCTTGTGTGTTCATAAGTGTACTCCTTTTGTTAATTTTGTATGAATAATTTTTTAAGAGACTTGTATGATTGATACCAAATATGCCTTATATGCTTCTTTATTTTTAGATGAAATCCGTAACTCAATAACCACAACCGAGAAAGCACGTCTAAAAGAGTTACTTTATTCAATGAAAGAATCGGGGGAATTAAGCAAATGGATTGAAGAGTATTTCCCGGACGAGGTTCTAAAATTCGCTCGGCAAACGCCACAAGGTCGAATGAAAAATAAGAAGTGGAATGATGATAGGAACCAATTTCTGCTTCTTTCATATTATGCCTATCGGATTTTGGAAGCTTCGAAATATTTGATGGAAGAACTTTCCGGCGCTCCTGAGCATGGTCCATATCGGGAAGTATGCACAAATTATGGAGTGCTTTATTTGAAAATTTCTGACCGTAATTTTCTTGGGCAAGATTTACTTGATTAATCATTCGTCATCCTCCATCGTAAGATGATATTCTTGTTCTTGTTCTTGTGTTTCTTCTGCGTTTAGTTTTGCAGTTTTAGGTAAACTGCTTATTGTCTGATTAATAATTATCTCAGCGTTTTTCCTGATCTGATTTCTCTGTTCTACAATATCACCATTAGCGGCTATTTGATCTGGCATCGCTCCCTCAATCTCCTGCATTGCAGTGATAGCAATTGATAGTTGTCTGGTACTCTTCTTAATTTCTTTCTGCAGTTTTATTACTGTTTCACGATGCTGGATATTTCCCCTGGTATTTACCAGGGTAGTTATATAACTACCAGCACTGTAGGTCTCCCCGGTTATTCTGTCTGTAAGATCATTAAGAGCATATATGTCAATTTCAGATAGATCGCTGGGGTTGTATAAAACAATAAATCTCTGCCCATTAAGTGAGGTTGTAAGTTCGCCTGAAACATCAATAAATTGTTCTTTGCCAATTTTAATTTTATTGTTGTAAACCGCAGTTGTACTGTTGCTTATTGCCCATCTTATTTCCTGCGGTGTTGGATAAACCGGCTCGTGTAATTTCCATAATTCATTAAAATAATCTTCAATACTTATTCTTACAGTCTTACCATTAATTGTTCTTCTTCGTTTTCTTTTTAGGTATAGTCCGGTTATATAGCTTTCAAATTTTCTTTTGTAGTCTTCAAAAAATAGTTCTGCTTTCTCGGGACTTAATTCCGGTCCGGTATGCCTGCCATCTTCTTTGTGTGGTGTAACATAATTCTTTTGATATGCGTCAAATTCTCTTTTCCAAATTGCGTGCTTTAGTTCTGTTGTAGCTTTGTTGGTTGGCTCATACGCTGCACTGTATTTATATCCTTTAATCCCTGCTTTCTCGTATAACTTAGTTACAAATTCTCTCCAGCGGTTACTGTTGGCAATTCCGTTATCCGTTACAATACCTTTTGCTGGCAATCCAATTTCAAGTATAACAGGTATTATGGATTTAATCAGATCATCAACCGTAAAGCTACCAACTTTTAGATATACCCAGGTTTTCATCGTTACTGGTTCATCCCAGCTCCAGATGTTTACCTGTTTTAATACATTCTCTTTCTTTACGTCATCCCAAACCCACACTTGGGCAATATCTGCTTTGTGGTCATCACCAATTATATAATCACCAAATTTTATGTCATTTGTAAAAGCACCAGTTACTTTGGGTAATGTGTTCTTCCAGCGGTTGTAGTGATTCATATATTCGTGCAAAGATGGATAACCACTTTCCTTAAAATGTTTTGCAACCTGGCGGTAAACTGTTGATTTGAATTTGTCAAACGAAGCAATCTCCCAGTATTCCTCGTGCTCTTTTGCGTACAGTATCGCAAAATCAATTGCAGTGGCTAACTTTGCCTCTGCATCTTTAAAATAATAGTAGCTAACAAGCTCAATTAACTTGCTAAAGTTTTTTGCGATTAATTCATTCCGGATCATTCCCTTATCTGCGCGGCTCTGTCTATATATTGGTCTTTTCCCGTTTACTTTTTCAACTAAACTTTTATAATTATATCCCTTCAATTTTATTCGCAGTGCTGCTTCATAGTAATTTACTTTTTCACCAATGCTTTTTATTACTTCGGTTTTGTCCTTTTGTCCAATTAGTGCAAGATGCAGTTCTCTATCTAACTCTTCTTTTATATTAGTAATATCAACGTGTTTTGCTGGTTCTATAATATTTTCGTTCAATACAAAAGTTTTTCCGTTGTGCTTTATGGTTTGGATTTCACCGGAGGCAATGCGGCGATATAGCGTGCGTTTCGCCATACCGGAGCTTATCATATAATCTTCAATATGTATCATTCGCCCAACTCCATTTCTATCTGTCCTGCAAGTTTTTTCTCGGCGTATTTTTGGCAGGCAACGTTACGCTCCATAACATCCCGTAATGCTGCTTCTACTAACCGATAATTTTCATAAGTCGGGGTTTCAAAAAATACCTTTAAGGATTGTAATGCTTTGAAGTTTGCATATTGATATTCATCCAGCATATCCACTTCATCCATTTTGCTGTTTTTCATCCTTGGTATTTTAGCCAGTATGTAGCCGCTTAGGTTTGCAATGTGTTTAAGCAGTGAGTAATCGTTGGTAGATTTCATCAGTGGGATAAGATATTGGATAGGGAATTTTACACCGCTTTCGTCATCAGGCAGTGCACAGCGGTAAAGATAATTTGATGATATGCCTATTTCATCGGCTATCTGTTTAACCGGCTTTTTACCCTGGTGCACCGTTTGGTAAAGGACGTCTTTAATATCTTGTGTAGGTATCATTAAAAAATTTCCTTAAACTTTTAAATGATTAATTGTTTTTTGTTTGCTATATTTAGCTATGAGTTTTAGCATCCGTGATTATGCTGCATTAAGGGATTGGATAACTTGCTTTATACGTTGCTCATACTTTTCGCTTTTCCTTTTACCTTTAAGCAGCATGTTTATGTATGCAGGGCTTACATTAAGCCGGCGGGCAATCTCTGCCTGGTTAATTAAAGAAAGGTCAATTTTAATGGGTCTATTCAT